GGGAGACAGGGCAATTTAACGCCTTTAGCATTTTTGCCCATTGGCAATGCTAACTGGTTACCAACTCCTAACCCGAATTATTTAGTTTTGTACGGAAAAACAGGTGTAAAAATACAAAGCACGGTAAACGCTGAAACATACATTGAATTGACCGCTAGCGGAATTGCTATACATGGCGACATTACTATCACTGGCAAAATTACTGCTAATGGTCACATTATAGATGAGCGCCATACACACATCGGCGTCCAATCTGGCAGTGGTACCTCTGGGGCGGTTACATGATAAGGGCGATATTTGTTATTTGCGCGATGATGACTATCGCTCTAATCGGCATAGTGAGCGTTATTTTTGCATTGGTGAAATCATGAGAACTTACGGGCGCGATAGTGCGGGCAATTGGCAAGAAGTAACAACAGATTCCAACGGCTGGGATGATGATGTTTATTTAACGACTTTGGCACAAGTGTTACAGAGTGACATTAACGAAAGCTGGGTATTTCCTGAGATGGGGATTCCAGCGCGGCAGTCTGTTGTTGGTAGAACACATCCCGACTATTTTGTTGATAGTGTGCGGGCTTACTTCGCTCAATTTTTTCCATCAATATCAATCACACGAACCACAGACAGCGACAATAATCCCGCTTATTATGTGGACGTACTTAAAAATGATGGTAGCGATTATAAGGCGACAATTTATGTATAATGAGTGTTATGTTATAACATTACATAGGGGTTTAAGATGGGGCAGGTAGCTTTAAATATCGGCAAGGACGGCGCAACACCGCAAGCAACCACAGACCTACGCGACAATTTAGACGCTAAAATATCGGCTGTTTTGCCAGATTACACAAGCGGACTGCCTAAGTCATTAGTAGAGGACGTTTTAACGACTGGCACTTACATTGTGAGCCAGTGCGACCAGTCCTATATTGACGATATTAACTCCATCAGCTCAACAACAGCCAATATGCCAATCTTGGTGCAGATAGCAAACCAAGCGGGCATTCAGGGCATGAGCGTTCCATCACGCACTAGCGTTTATTGTGTGTTTAGCTCAACAGTTGGGCTGGTGATACCACAAGGCTTTTTGGTATCAGACGGCACATATCAATACGAAGTTCAAGACGGCGGAATTATCGGTAGTGGTGGCGTGTCAATCCCTCTCTACTGCCTTGCAACTCAAGATGGTGCGTGGGCGATTGCGGTAGGCGCGGTAAATGAAACCATCACGGGGTCGCCTACGGGCTTCACAATCACCGTAACAAACCCAAGCACGGGTACGCCCGCAGGCGAAGCAGAAACAGAGGCGCAGTTTAGATGGCGCGTAAATCGTGCAATGACAGTGGGCGGTCAGGGCATGGCTACCATGTTAAAGCAACTACTTTACCAAGTGTCAGGCGTGCAACAAAGGCTAGTATCAGTTAGACAACAAGCTGGCGGATTATGGTCAATTATTTGTGGTGGTGGTGATCCGTTACAAGTTGCTAACGCGATATTTTCAGCAGTGTTTGATATTGCTAATTTAACAGGCAGCACAACAACGGCAAGAAACATCACGCAGGCTATTTATGATTTCCCAGATATTTATACAATCCCTTGGATTAATCCACCGATGCAGACAGTCGCTATTACTGTCATATGGAATAGTTCAAGCGTTTATTTAGTTAGCAATAGTGCGGTTCAGTTATTAGCCGCGCCTGCGTTAATTGCGTACATTAATAGTATTGGCGTAGGTCAGCCTATTAATGATTTATTAATGGCGAATGTATTTAAAGATTCGATAAAAGATATTATCGACCCTAATCTAATAACCCGCTTGATTTTTGACGTGTCAATAAATGGCGTTGGTGTATCGGTAGACGTTGGCACACATATTTATTCTAGTGAACCAGAGAGTTATTTTTATGCCGCTACTGGTTCTATGACTATTAACAATGGTTAAATATGAGAGCTGATATTCCTATACCGCCTTATCCATATTTACCTTATGTATTTGACGACAAAATAAACGCCATTTTCCAGGGCTTAACAAGTTACGCACAGGACTATATTGATAGTTTTAATGCGCTTAACTTGCCTATTTATAATAGCAAAATAGGCGCGTTTCTTGATTATGTAGGCGTTAATCTGTACGGCATATCGCGCCCTATACTGCCAATTGGCAATATAACAACGATAGGCGAAATTAATAACGCGGCTTTGAATGAGTTGGAATTAAATAAACTCATTACAAAATACCCTGAACAGTTTTATATCGCTACCGATGATGTGTATAAACGTGTAATTACTTGGCATCACTATAAAGATGATGGTGATTTATTTACTATTCGCCATTTAAAACGGCGAATAATGCAATTCTTGAGTAATGGACATATTGACCAGACCTATCAAATATCAGTTAGTTTTGGGCAAAATAATCAGTGCAATGTTGTTATTTATAATAACGGGCGTATTAATTTAAGACCGTCAGCGATTATTAATGACGGTGAGCTTAATAACTACGCATTTAATGAATTGAGAACGCAACAAATACCCTTTGTTAAATTCGATTTAGCAGAGATTTTTAAGAAATGTATTGATACAGGCGTTTTAGAAATGCCTTGGCAGTACACAACTAATGTAATTGTCGAATAGGCTAAATTATGGCTAATACTATCGAAAAATGGGCAAACAACGCACGGACAACATTAGCGGGAAGTCTGTCTAATGTCGCAACAAGCGTTGTTTTACAATCAGGCGCGGGGGCATTGTTTCCAAGCCCGAACAATTTAATCGGGGAATTTGCAAAGGCGACATTGCAAGACGCAGCAACGGGCTTACGAAATGAAATCGTGTACATCACTGCAAGGACAGGGGATGTTTTAACGGTTACACGCGGTCAAGACGGTACAACCGCACAGACTTGGAGCGCGGGCGATACTGTTTTCGAGGGCATAACAGCGGCAACTCTAGCGGGTTTCGTGCAGCCCGTAACCGTGCAAACTAACACCCTTAATCATGCAACCGCTGGCGGGGCGGCGGACGCAATCACCGTGACTTATACGCCAGCTTATACGGCGTGGGTTGACGGCATGACGTTTTTTGTAAAAATAACGACTGCTAATACGACAACAACGCCAACGGTTAGCGTCAACGGTCTGACAGCTAAAACAATCGTTAAATCGCCTTCTGGTGGCGTGGGCATGGCTCTAGCAGCGGGCGATTTGCGACAGGGCATGATTGCGGAGTTTAAGTATAGTGGAACATTAGATCAAGTCATCTGTCAAAATCAAGATGATTCAACTAAATACGTTCCAACTGGTACGGTTTTGGAGTATACAGGCAATGGTGCAGCACCAGCAGGCTATGTGTTTGACGGCTCTGTTTTATCGCGGGCGGCTTATCCTGCACTTTTTGCATTGTATGTAACTAATTCTGGCTTTACCAGCCAAACGTTTACGGCTACCATTGCAAGCCCTGCCGTATTTACTAAGACAGCTCACGGTTTTACAGGAGGTGAACGATTACGGCTATCTACTACGGGGGCGTTACCAACAGGTCTAACTACCACGACTGATTATTTTGTTGAAAAAATTGACGCTAATACTTTTTACCTGACAACATCCGTTTTCGGCATTGCAACACGCATAACAACCAGCGGCACGCAATCTGGAACACACACCTATATGCAGTCATTGTATGGTTTGGGTGATGGTTCAACCACGTTTAATACGCCTGATATGAGGGGATTATTTACGCGAGGCTTGGACGGTGGGCGAGGTATTGATAGCGGTCGTGCCATGGGTACAGTGCAAAAAGGCTCAATAATGCCTTCCGACACGAACTATAGTGATGCTGCATTCGCCGTTGGTATTAGTACATCATCGATTATAACTCCGCTATTAACAATGGGGCAGGACGCGCTAAACGTCAATGATTATGTAGGCGTAGCAATGCTTGCTGCTACGGTGTATGAGAGCTATGGCGCTACAATGAGTAGTAACGGTGTAGCTCGACCATCAAACATAGTAGTCCAACACATTATTAAATACTAAGAGGCGTTATGACAACTTTATATAATTACAATTCAAGCGGTTTTTTTACTTATGCCGATAATGCCGATATTTGCCAGATAACGGGTAATCCAATTATGCGCATTAACTCTACGCTAATCGCTCCGCCAGATAATATCCCCGTTGGAAGTTATGCGCTGTTTGATGTGTTTAATGGTGAGAAATGGATAGTTTTTACACCTGAAATACCAGTACCCACATATCAAGAACTGGCACAACAACAATCGATAGCGATTGATATGTATATCGCAAAGCAAATAAAAACAGTCGGTTATGACGATATTGGACAGGTAGCGGCTTGCATGGCGGGCGGGCAATGGCAAGCGCAAGCGCAAGCCGTTAATGCTTGGATACAACTATGCTGGGGAAATCAGGCTAATATCATTTTAGGCAGTGTTAGTTATTTAAGCAATAAAGATGCCATTGATGCTCTACCAGCTTTTACAGTCACTTAATAAGCACCACTTTCTGTAGGATAAAATTGAAAAATCTATGCACGTTGTATAACCGTGCATAGAAAACGGTGTTATTTGATATGGTGGTTTTCCACCATATTAAAACTTTGAACTAAAACTCACTGATTATTTTCGTAATCATTTTTTCAGCCTCTACGAGTCTTGAGAGCATGAAATCCGCGTCAGCTTGCACTAAACAAAACGTGTGCATTATTAGCTGTTTGTCGGCATGGAAACGCGGGTCAAACGAGGCAAATAGATGTTGATTGACACCTACGCAGAGCATTTGCAATGTGAATTGCCAGTAGTACGCTGAATTGTCGCGCTTGAATTGCGCGAATGATTGCACGTTTCGATTATCTATTCCGTGAATTCTACGATTGAACGGGCATTTAATATCC